TATGGTAGTTCCGAATGTAGAGTGTGCCGCACGAAAGACACAGAATTATTTATAACTTGACTAAATAAAGCATGAGGTCTACAATAGACCTAACGTTCATCCCGCTCTCGGGCGGGACGCAAGTAAGTCGCGGAACGGAGCGTTCATCCCATGTTTGAATTCTTACTATATTCAACGATGTCATGTCAGTCTGCTGAATCTCTTATGTTGAGAATCAGTAAAAACAAAGATCTACCTCCCATGGTGGTAGTAGAACTAGTAGAGACCGTAAGGGAATCTGTGCCTGAATGTCACTGGGACGCAAACGACTGAAGGAACGGGAAAACGGATCCTGCTTCGGCAGAGAAGGTTAATTTCACCCAACTTCAGGAGTCAATCATGAACACACTTACAATCATCAAAAAGCAAATCGAGAAAGCAGCTCGTCTTCATGATGCACAACTTATGCACACTACATATCGTGGTGTAACATATAAGTGCAAGCAAGAAGGTGAAGAAGTGCATGGCACTTTCTGCTATCGTGGTCGCACTTACGTTAAGTAAAGTCATGGAAGCACTACAAATCACAGGGTTAATTACCCTCAGTTGTGTTGCGGCTATGTCATTACTTTACGGGGAGATTCTTCTCCTTCAAAAATAAATGAGAGGGGTTTCGACCCCTCTTTTTTTATGCCTATCTATAATAAACGAGGTTAATATGGAAAAGGCAAAACTAAAAAGCATTCATAAAAAGCTAAAAGAAATCCTTGCCGAATTAGAATCAGAGATCTATTCCGACTAGGATTCTTATTTGGAAAATGTAAAGAGAGCTGCTTTCATCGAAGACGATGATGGTTATGCAGACTGAGCAACAGTTTTCTTCTTACCAATATTATACTTACTTTCTAAAGTCCACTCTCCTTTATCCTTATAAGAAAGGACTTTGATTTGACTCAATGGAGCTGCGTCTGCAATCTTTTCAGCATCAATAATAGTAACCAAACCCCAATCGCTCAAGAGTTGAGCAATACGATTGCGGCGTTGTACATCGTTGTTAAAAAGATTTGCTTTCTTACCATCGAGAGCAAACAGTTCCTTAAAGTGTACAATAAAGTACTTACCCTGTTTATGTAGAATATGACAAGACTGATAAATTTTTTTCTCTTTACGAGATGCTACACCAATACGAGTGAGTGTCTCACGAACCTTTAGAAAATCATCTGGTTCTTTCAGTATTACTTCAATCATCTGATCTGAAGACCACTTGTACTCAAGATCTTCGCTCATTTTTTACCTCCAGTATTCATCTTTTGTTTGATAAAGTCAATTTGATCTTTCGTTAGAATTTTAAGAGCACTTCTCGCTTTTTCATCATTATACTGATAGTATTTTTTGATGAGATCTAAAGTGTCGTGTTTTTCTTTTCTCATCCAAGGAGAAAATCTTTTCCTCGGCCTGACAATATTTATAAAAAAATCATATTGCATCTTCTTAGGAAGATCAGGATGAATATTCATTTCATTAGCAATCAATACAGTCTCTATAAAACCAGACATGCATTTGTTGATAATGAATGGAGGGTATTCTTTTTCTAGATCTTGATCGTTATCGATCAGATTGGTTTTGTTTTGATTGATGGAATTCAACCATTCTTTCAGTTCCGTCATTCCAATTCTATCCAACAATAATGGGGTGTAGAATCTATTGTATCATAGATGTTTTTGTTTCTGAGTAGAGCTCTTCGATATGGACCGAAGTTAATACCTCTACCCCAACCAAGATAAGAATTAAAAAGTTCTTGTTTTGTAACTTGACCTTTCATTTTAACAACAGATACAAGTTTTTCAGTAACATCAGACTGAACATGTTTCTGTTTTTTAATAAGATCATCGATATATTCACTCATTCTTTTGATCTCATCCTTATAGATAAGATTATCTTTCAAGTATCCTTGAGACTTCACAGACATTTGATTTCTATAGTCTTCATCATCTAGATACTTATTCAACAAATTGACAGCAGTTGAATTTTCACTGAAGAAATCTGCAGTTGGATTTAGTTCCTGGTAGTAGTCAGCGTCATACATGATGTATGGACATCCATTCATAATACCATCAGTCGTTGAAACGCTCCAACCGCCGTACACCTGTTTCGGTGAAAACCCAACTCGACACTGTTGAAGCTTTTTGTAGTAACGCTGCTTGTTGAATTTCTCGGTAGTAATCCAACTTTTGTCTGATTTTTCTAGAAGAGGAATCCATACAGAAAAGTCTTGTCGTTGTTCTCTAAGTTGATCGAGGATCTTCATGAAGTTACCAAAGTCCTTGTAAGTATCAGGACGATGGTTAAAAACAATCAGTTTTTCAGTTGATTGTTTTGGTTCTACAATATCCTTTTCTTTAACACCAAGATGATGTGGAGTTAAAATATCATCTAGTTTAGCAACAGTTTTTTTGTTGAATACATCAGAAGCTTGATTTAAAACAAGATTTTTCTGACTTTGTGTATTTAGATAACAACGTTGCATCTCAAGAATACCAAGAATATTCTGATTGAAACTTGGTAGACTCCAAGCAACAACATCTTTCAAATCAAACCAATGACAATAACCAAAGTAAGAAGGGCTGTGGTGTGTCACATTGCTGATCACATTCTTGACTGCATGAGTATGTTCTGGTAGGTGAGAGAACACCAGGTCGATATCAAGGTGATGACCAATAATTTTCCTGAAGTATTCTACATCAAAATGAGAACGCATCGTAGGAGGATACGTTGGAACTTTCATAATAAACTGTTTAGTATTATCAAAGTCCAGCATCTCCAAAAACTCTGGAAGAACCAGATAGAAGAAAAGATCACTACGAATCTTGTTCAATTCAGTAATCATATTTGTGATCACCTGAATATAGCTGTCCTTCGTCAGATCCTTAGAGAATGTGATGTTAGGATAAACAAGAATCCTGATGGTCTTTTCAAATTTTTGTTCAAGTAAAAATTTGGTAAGAGTCATCTGATAATATCAATAGAGTTCATAGTATTAGCATTCCAAACTTCAAGTTTGTTTCTCACAGTTCCTTCATTGACAAGTTTCTGGTAACGATTAGAAGCTTTACGTTTCCACCACTGTACCATGTTATCAAGATAGAACTTATCAAAGTTTTGTTTGTTTGGAATTAGAGTTTCTGTCTTTCCGAGCAGAACATCTTTCACATTTTCATATCCATAATCAGACATATAAAAACGTTTCTGAGTTGTGACATCTTGTTTTGATTTGATAAACGAAACAAACTCAGTGTAGAGATCTGGATAGTATTCCTTGAGAGAATTTTTGATGATAGAAATCATCTTGGTTTGAATCTTGAGTTTACGACTCGAAGCACCTTTGTGAACCAAAGGACCATTGTTTCTCTCAGTAAACCACCTGTTTAAGTCATGATAGATAAAATCTGGAAGAGTCAAAAGAAACTTAGATTCTGTATCACCACGATAACGAAGATATGGTTTTAGACCATCATATTGACTTGTACCTTTGATGTTGCCGTAAAGAGAAGTTGTTTCGAACAAACACATTTCTGTGTTGTACTTCTTATTTAGCATCTCACGAACTTCGTGACTACAACAGATCAGTGACAGAAGTTTCCCACCAAGATAGTTGAATCCAAACGGTTGAGTGGGAACAATGATAAATCCCATGATCGCACGCTTGTTGAAGATGGTGAGGTCAGGCGTCCCTCCAAGGTACTCGTTCCTAGGTTTGGAGTTGATGATAGGGGAACCCAGCTTAATGAACCCCACAGCGGTCCCTGTGGTCGTCTCCTGGACCATCAGTTTCATCTCCTTACCTGGTGCCTCCTCATAGGTAAAAGAAGCTGTCATTTCCAGAAGCGTATTGAACGTGCTGTGATCTGGTTGAACAATACGAAAGTTCATGTCTTCAGGATGCATAGAGAAATCCTGAAACAGATCATCTTCATGAGACAAACCAAAGAGTGTGGGAGGAATCTCTTTGATACGTTCAATTTTTTTCATACGAAAAAAATCATCGATACGGTTGATAGAACCGTAAGCTTCGTTGATCTTACCGTATGCGTATAGAGTATCTTCTGGAGTTAGAATCATTTAAATTTGCAGTCACACATGAGTTCAGTCATACATGCAAGAGTGTTGATCTCTGGATCAACAGCAAATGCAGATTGATATTGATATTTAGCAAAAATCAAAACAGCCTGTGGGATTGATGCAGGTTCCAAAGCAGTGTACATTGTGTCATACACCTTACGATACACTGCACTCTGATCGTTGTCAAGGTTTTCAACAACCCACTTTCGAACCTTCCCGAAGTCTTTACCTTTCATGTTAGAAACAAGATCTTTCAGGTTGACTTCAGAAACAGCACTGAGAATACCAGTGTCAATATCTCCGATTGAAGAATACCGTTGAAGTTCATTCAGAACACGTCTCCAATCTGGCAAATGTTTTTTGATTACTTCTGCAACAACCTTCTGATCATACCCAACACCCTCTTCCTCAAGTATAGACCTGATACGGTTGAAGAATGATCCAGCAATTTGTTGTTTGTCCTTTCCATTGATGGAGAAGTCGATGACTGCACAACGGGAATGGAGAGGTTAAATGATTTTGTTTTTGTAATTGCAGGTGAAGATGAATCTGCAGTTGTTATGATACTCCTCAATATTAGCCCGTAGGAGGAGTTGTACATCATTGGTTGTGTTATCAGCTTCGTCAATAATGATGACTTTTGGTTTACCATTGTTTTGAAGTGATACGGTCGTAGCAAAGTTTTTTGTTTGGTTTCGTACCGTGTCCAGAAATCGTCCTTCATCAGATCCATTAATTACATAATAGTCAACGTCAAGTTCGTTGCATAGAGCTTTTGCAACAGTTGTCTTACCGATACCAGGAGGACCAGCAAGAAGAAGATTGGGAACTTCTCCACCCTTCACAAAACCACTCAATGTGGTTTTTACACTACTAGGAAGAATACAGTCTTCAATTTTTTTCGGGCGGTATTTTTCCACCCAAAGAAAGTCATTGTTCATTCCAAAGGTCTCGTAAATGATTTAGAAATGATGTCCGTGGCATTGAACATCAGTTGCATATATTCTACACCCTTTTTGGGTTTAGTATGCTCACCGCATGTGAAGATATCACATACCGCCATGCCTTTCTCTGGCCATGTATGAATGCTGATATGTGATTCAGCAAGCATTGCAATACAAGTTACACCTTGAGGATCAAACTGATGTGAATGGAGTGCAAGTAACGTAGAATTGCACTTTTTAGAAGCATTGTAAACAATGTCCCTTACATAATGTTCATCATTGAGAAGATCCTTTGTACACCCCTTTAAAGTAAAAAGGATATGTCTCATTATTTAAAAGTGGAATCTGGTTCCAGAGCGATGAGATAAGAAAGGTTCCACTTATCATGCGTAAACTGAGAAATGTTAGCAGTGGAAACTTGAACAGTATACACACCAGGAAGAATTTTCAAGTTCTCAACTTTAAAGTTGAAACAGAAAGTCTTATCAGTTTCTCCAACTTTCACAGAGAAGTTGTTTGAAGTATCGTTGTTTTTAGTACGAACAACCAGATTCATATCACCATCTTCACCAACCAAGGAGAGGTCAGGGAGTTGATAAACACTAGATGCACGAAGCAGTGAAGACAGAACTTCTTCAGTCAAAGTAAACTCAACATCAATAGTTGGAAGTTCAATATCTTTCTCTGGTGGTGCTGTAATCACACTAGGATCAGAGAAGAAATATTTGACTTTGGATTTACCACTCTTGATCTGAAGATAAGAAGGGTTAGAGAAATCAAAGTCTGGATCTTTGAATAGAGAGAGTCCACCAAGAAACTCATTCAAATCATAAACAGCAAAGTCATTATCAAAATTCTCTGGACATTCAAATTTAGCGAGAATGTTTTTAGCCGGAGAAATAGTTCTCAGAACATTACCCTGTTTTACCACCAAAGAAGAGTTGATGGAGGAGAAGTTCTTGAGAATAGTCAGAGTTTCAGGAGAAATGTTCATTGGTTATAAGTTTCGGTAACTGAGTGTTTGTCGTTGAAGTGAAGAAGAAGGAGACCATAGTGCAGGATTTTTACAATATCCCGACGTGCAGTTCCTTTCTTATCATAACGTGAAGCATACTTCAGGATATTACTGCGGCAAAATGCTTCAGCGTCTCCACATGCTTCAATCAAGTCTAACGTTTGAATATCATCGTTACCTGCAGAATAATGTTGGTTGTAAGTTCCAGCGATATAATCACGTAACTCCTTCAGGAGTTCATCTTCATTGTATTTGAAAGACATAGTTTCAATAAAAAGTTCAAAGGTTTGCTGTTGGTGACAAGTTGAATTATACAAGGTATCAGGCCCCATGTCAAGCTTCGGTCTCAGTTTCATTGGGAACAACGATTTTATCGTAAAGATCGAGGAAAGATTGTTTGGTGTCTTCATCAAAACGATTCAGACAAACATTGATTGCTTTCAGTTCATTGTTGAAAATACTGTAAGCACGAATGATGTGAACCAAACGACGGGTAGAAATCACTTCATCAACACCACCTTCATTAAAGGTTTTACGAATAATTTCTGCCCATACTACAAGTGCATTGATGAATTTTTCATCACAGCAACCAAGTTCAGAACAATAGTTATTCAGAATCTTAGTTTCAACAGTGGGAGTGGGATACTCCTGTTGGAAGGTAAGAGCGAAACGTTCAAGGAATGCTTCATTCAGAACGTTGGTTCCGATGAAGCGACCATCGTCAGAACCCTTACCTTTAGTGTTAGCGGTAGCGATAACATTGAAACCAGCAGTAGGTTTCACGTAACGACCAGTCTTCTTCAGAAACACACCTTTCCCTTCAAGAATGGATTGGAGACAAAGGATTTTGTTTGAAGCAAGGTCAATCTCATCGAGTAGCAAGATTGCACCTCGTTCGAGTGCTTCAACGACAGGTCCGTTATGCCAAGCAGTTGACCCATCGACAAGACGGAAACCACCAATAAGATCGTCTTCATCAGTTTCAATAGTAATGTTTACACGAATCAATTCACGACCAAGTTGGGCGCAAACCTGTTCAATCGATGCAGTTTTACCGTTACCAGACAAACCAGTAATAAAAGTCGGATAGAAAATACCAGACTTAACAATTTTCTTTACATCAGTAAAATTCCCGAACGGGACATAATTAGCATCCTTCTGGGGGATAAGACTCATTTCTTCCTGAACAGTAACATTATTAATTTGTTCTTCGAGTTGTTCACGAACCTCATTGATGGTCAGATTGTAAACACCACGTCCACACTTATATGGTTCCAGACGTTTGCAAACAGTAGCAAGAGAAACGTTTGCACCATCAGCGTATTCTGTCAGTTGTTTACGAGTGACGTTAATTCCGT